GGACGGCTATACAAATCAGCCGTGTATACTCGTCGACGATTTTGACGGCGCGTGGCCATTTCGTGATTTCCTACGTTTCACGGATCGTTATCAGTACAAAGGACAAACAAAGGGAGGATATGTCGAAGTTAACTCTTCGTTTATCATAATCACATGCGAATTCCCACCAGAGCATTTCTGGGCAGAGAATGATTTAGCACAAGTAAAAAGACGCTTCCAGTATATCGAAGAATTGATCCAATGAAAACTCCAGCTTACGACGTCACGAAAATCGATCGGCCACGCCAGATGGGGCCGCCCTGTATTGCGTGACAGGGGCCCCGTTGTGTTTTTTTGCGCACGAAGAGGGGGGGCGCGCTGGGCACGCGCGCCCCCCCAGTGCGTGAGAAAAACACGATGGGGGCAATAAGTCCCTATTTTTTTTCGTCAATGGAAAATATATCTCCATTCAATATATGACATGCCTTATGGAAAGCGGAAAACCTACCGCCGCCGATCTTCAACAACTCGCAAGTATGCACGGACCGGCGCGAAAAAGTATGCTAGAAAATCTCGGTATCGTAAACCCCGAGCTCCTGGAAAGACTCTCGCACTCCGGCAAAAATGGTTTAATCCAGATGGTCAGCGAATTATGCTCCGATTCACCTACACTGACACAGGATTCTCTCGGACGCTGGCAGCGGGGACCGCCTGGGCCGGAGATTATGTCTTCCGCGGAAACGGCCCGTACGATCCAGACCTTACAGGAGTCGGTGTCCAACCTTACAGCTATGATCAATACCTTGGCGCCGCGCTCTACACCAATTACCATACCAAAAGTTCCAGCATCCGCATCTACTTCCACCCAGAAAACAACTATGCGGATATAAGACGGCTTCATGCTATGCTAATTCCAACGCGGCAGGGATCTCTACTTCTTACGGATCCTTCTGATTTACGAATGATGCCTTTTGCGAAAGAAACTACTTATGATGGCGAAACCGAATCTACTCGGGGAGCTAAAATGAAATCTTATTCTTCCGGCAGTAAAGTCTACCCAGAATTTGGTTCAAATAGTTATAGCTATTCTTCAGTTTATAATGGCACTCCTGGATCACCATGGTACTGGCATGTAATTTTCTGGACGGATCTCTACTCGGGTTCCGAACAGATTAATGTAATTTTCGATGTGAAAATCAAGTACTATACGATCGTTTCCAGGTCAAATGTCCCTAATGAATCTTAAAACTTTACACTTGCTCGACCAAGTGCAAACATTTTTTTTCGTTTCCCGCCAACGGGAAGGGATAGAGGTGGAGGAGCTCCAGTATTACCTCCTCCACCTGTAGGCCAAAGGGCCAACCTGCAGGCCTTTCTTGGTGGCGCTTTTCCGCCACCAACATATCATGGATCAACTCCATAGTATATCCATTCGCACGGACCCAAGCGAGCGCGCAGCGCGAGGGCCCGCGCGTGGCGCCGAAGGCGCCGACGCGGGCCTGGTCTACCGGATTCATATATCACTAGTTGAACAAAAGTATGTCCCGGTATATATAAGATGGACAACCGGACCAAGTTCACAAAGTTCACGTTTACGCTGAACAACTACACTCCAGAGGAGGAAACTACGATCCGCGCCTTCGCAATCGCGAAAGCAGCCTTCGCAGTATGCGGGCACGAAGTCGGGGAAAATGGGACCCCGCACCTTCAAGGATACATAAATCTGAAAGCGCAGACACGCTTCACGGCAGTAAAAAAGATAATGCCCCGAGCGCACATTGAAATCGCGAAGGGAAATGATGAGCAGAACAATATGTACTGCGGAAAAGAAGGAGACTTCTGGACAGTCGGCGAGCCCCAGCGCGCCGGAAAACGGAACGATCTTAAGATCGCAGCCGAAAAGATAGTTGCGGGCGCCACCGTAGCTGCGGTGGCTAAAGAGCACCCGACAACATTCGTAAAATATTATAGGGGGTTAGAGCGCTTGTCACAAGTGCTTCAGAAACCCCGGGACCGTAATGATCCACCAACAACAATATGGATCTGGGGAAAAACAGGAGTTGGAAAAACTAGATTTGTTTATGATGGATTTCCCGACTCTGAAATTTACTCTAAAGATGGTACGAAATGGTGGGACGGCTATACAAATCAGCCGTGTATACTCGTCGACGATTTTGACGGCGCGTGGCCATTTCGTGATTTCCTACGTTTCACGGATCGTTATCAGTACAAAGGACAAACAAAGGGAGGATAT